GTGTATGTAATTGCCATTTAATTAAATTGTTATTTAGGCATTTCTAGAATTTTATCTATTGTGCCTTTGTTTGCTTTAATGTTTCTTACTTTTTGTTCTCTTTCTTCAAGTAATAGTTTTTGGACGTCGTTATCTTGTTTAAGGCTTGCCCAAGCTCGTTTCTTAGCTTTGTCAAATGCCTTTGCAATTCGTTTGTAGTGGGGGAATGATCTTGGTTCGACATCTTTCATACCATTTTTCTTGTAGTAATTCATCTCAGCAAGAGAGATTTGTATTGATTCAGATTTAGCCATTTCATTAAAAACCTTTTCTAGGTTTTGTTCACCTATAGCTTTTTGAAACATAGACCTAACTTTTGGACTATCAGATAAATCTGTTCCATCTGGAGCTGAGTATGTAGAGGTTCGCATATCATAACCACTATTAAATAATAACTCTCTACCGGGAGAATAATCTACATTAAAGTTCACAGGTGAAAACGCATTGAACATACGAGTTACAAAGTCATGATCTTTTATAGGTCTGCCAGTTAAGATATCATATTTAATTGGTAATGGGTCTGCTGCAATATTTTCAGTTATTAAGTTTCTGTTTCTTATAGAGTCACCAATGTCTGAACCTAACTCTCTTGTGTAAGGAGTAAGAACTTTACCTATTTCATTTCTAAGACTAGATAATGGAAGAGTATTATTCATTAATGACGCAATAATTCTTTCTTGTTGTCCGGGAGCACCAGAAAATAAATCAACAAATGACTGTAATCCTGCTAAATAAGATTTACTTGTAGCAGTACTAGCTAATGCCATTGCTAATTTAGATAAACTATCTTCTGCCCACTCTTCACCCATAAGGTTCATGTGGTCTCCGATATCTCCTACTAATGCAAGTATCTGGTTGTAAGGTTCAAAAGCATCGTACCCTACCCAAGTGTTGCCTATTTTTATTGTTCTTGGTTTCCAGCCAGCATCTAACCATGCCTGTCTTTGTTGTCTATCTGTAGGACCATTGCCATGTAATCCACCACTAAGATATGCCATTGATGCCATACTTAATGCTGCACTACCCATAGCTAATCTTCCGTTCTGGATAGCTTTAGCATTCATAAGATCAGTTGCACTATGGATACCATATTGAGCAAGGTCTTGTAAATTATCTCCGGGTTTTGCCTTGGCTATCATATTAAATTCTTTAACCAAGAAGTTAAATCCGGGAGTATGTTTTGCAGTCAAAGCTAAGCCGTTAACTCCAGTTCTAGCAAATAGAAAAAATGGTCTAGCCCATGGTGCTTCGTTAAAAGCATCTGCTAGTTTTGCAGAAAAACCTGTTAAGTCTTGAGTAAGAGTAGCTTCTTTTCTACTAAATTCAGCAGCTTTGTCAGTAATGTTACCATTAGCATCAAAGATTTCTTTATTAAAATTATCTTCATACTCTCTGAAAAACTTAGCATCTAGGTTTTGAAAATTACCATCAGGTAGTTTTTCGGCTGCTTTTAAGAATGCCTTTTCTCTTGACT